AGGGGGCAGTGGTAAACTGGCGTGATGCACGTTCCAATGCTTGGGCTATGATGGATGTTACATTCCCAAATGTGAAGAGCCTTATTCAGACAGACAAACATGCCAGCGTTATATCGCCACGCATCATTGCTCTGCATGGTATTGACGGTAGCTGTTCTAATCAGGTATTCTTTGGAGAGATTGACTTCTTCTGCCTGAATGGTATGATACGTGGAGACCATGATAAGGTACGCAGAAAGAACACGTCTAACTTTAGCATGGACAGGTTCATCTCTGACCTACGCAAGTCACGTCAGGACTTTGACACACGGACTGCACAGCTACAGCGTTGGGCGGAGACTAGCCTGATGTCAGTGGATGTACGGGCTTTCTTGGAGAAGTTACTGAAGTCTGACCGTGCGGCAGACAAGATGTTTACCTTGTACAATCAAGAGGTTAGTGTACGTGGACGCAATGTGTGGGCATTGTATTCTGCCTTTACTAACTACGCTACATACGCAGATGAACGTAACGGTTTTGAGATGCGTAACACAGGCAACGATACTGCCGCTATGACTATGTTCAACAGGGAGAACAAAGTATCACAGTGGATAGGCAGTAACGAGTTCAAACAACTAGCAGCATAGAAAGGAGGTGCGCCATGTTGACATTAGACAGTGCAATGGGTATGTTCATCGGACTCGCAGTGGGTGATGCGCTTGGCGCACCCCTAGAGTTCATGCCCAGCAGAGAACCGGATGACTATATCACTAAGTATATGAAGGGCGGTCATCACGATATGAAGAAAGGTGAGTGGACTGACGATACAGCTATGGCATTAGGCATGGCACAGTCTTTCATCGACAATGATGGTGAGTTCAAGCCAGAAGATATCATGGGTAACTGGGCAGTGTGGCGTAGCCACGGTGAGTTCATCCCACGAGGTCACTGTTTTGATATTGGTAATACAACTGAACGTGCTATCATAAAATACATTAAAGACAAGACAGTGTACAACGGAGTATCACTTGACACTGAATCAGGTAATGGTGCGCTGATGCGACTTGCACCTGTGGTCATGGTATCCGCAACACCGGAACGTGCAATGGAGTTAGCTGTAGCACAGACAATCATGACACACGGTAGCCCTACAGCTATCGAGTACAGCCGTGTATTTGCACACGAACTGTGGCATGGTGACGCATTGCAAAGATATAGAAAATACAGGTTGCCTTTAGACATTGACCGTGAGAAGGTTATGTCAGGTGGTTACGTAGTAGAAACATATCAGTGTGCTATGTGGGCTTTCATGACTACGAATAACTTTGCTGATTGTATTATCAAGGCGGTCAATCGTGGGTATGACAGTGACACCTGTGGTGCAGTAGCCGGTATGATAGCTGGCGCACATTATGGATACAAAGGTATACCAAAACGGTTCACAGAAGAACTTGCATGGCATGATGAATTATGTAGAGCAGCAGTAAAGCTGCATCAGTTAAGGAGATAACATGAAGTTACAAAAGCTAATACACGATTACACTTCTTCCTATGATTACAAACAGTTGCGTGACGAAACTAAAGCACAATATAAATACTTTCTAAACGTAATGCTAGAAACAAAAGTTGATGGAGTGCAACTTTTTTCTTTGGAGTGTGACAAAATTACAACACGTATGGCAAAGACAGCGTATAACGAGTGGTGTGAACGTGGCATACATCTTGCCAACCACACTATCTCTGTTACTCGCATCGTGTTTAATCACGGTGTGCGTGAGGAACTATGTATGACCAATCCTTTTGCTATAGTCCGTAAACGGGCCGCTGAGAAGCGTAAGGTTGTTTGGGGTAGGGAGGATGTACAAAAGTTCTTAGACGTATCCTACAGCGATTTTAGGTGGCGTAACATAGGATTGATTGCACAGATGGCATACGAATGGTGTCAACGTCTGGGTGATATGCGTATGCTGACATGGGATAGTGTCAATCTGGTTGACCAGACTGTGCATATTGAGCAGTCAAAGCGTAGAGCAGAAGTGTTCTTGCCTATATCAGATGAGTTACATCAGATGTTAGTACAACAGAATGAAGACTTTGGCTTTCAAGATTATGTAGCACCAAGACCTAGACCAATACGAGGTGTCTATCAACCATACACGTTGCACAAACTACCATTATATGCACGTGAGATTATGGAAGAGGCTGGGTTGCCAAAGGAATTACGCCTATCGGATTTACGTAGGACAGGTACAACTGAAATGGTGGATGCAGGTGTCGGTATCGGACAGATAATGTCGGTTACAGGACATGCTAATGCACAATCTGTCACACCTTATCTAAAAAATACACTGACCAGTGCTGATTACGCATTGACGCAGCGTAAAAATCATGGTACAAGTACACCAAGTGCCGCAAAGGAAAGTGATTAATACATGAATAATATATATAACACTATAAGTGATATAGATATACCTAATGGAACTACAAAGAGAATGAATTGTCCTGAGTGTAATGGGTACAAAACATTTACAGTGACCAATAACATGGGTTCACTTGTATGGAATTGTTACAAGGCTTCCTGTGGTACTAAGGGTGGTACTCGTGTTCACTTATCAATGGACGATATACGTGCTGGCTTTGCTGGTGCTAAAGAATACGCATCTGATGTACCATTTGTACTGCCTGACTATGTTGTACCACACAACAATCGTAGTGAGATATTGACATATGCAGAGCAGTGGAATATAAATGCAGACGAACTTGGATTGATGTATGATGCGAAAGAGAACAGAGTGGTGTTCCCCGTTGTACATCAGGGTAAGATGGTTGACGCTACAGGTCGCACACTATCTACCCGATTACCGAAGTGGAAACGCTACGGTAAAAGCACCTTGCCTTTTTCATTTGGTTATGGTAGGGTAGCTGTAGTTGTTGAGGACTGTGTGAGTGCCGCAGTTGTAGGTAACGATGTGTTTGTTGGTGTTGCTGTGTTGGGAACATCGTTATCCGAAGGACACAAGAGGTATCTTGCACAGTTCTCGACTGCTATCATTGCATTAGACCCTGATGCTTTACCAAAGACATTAGCATTTGCAAAAGAATTGAGAGGTCACGTATCTAACGTCAAGGTGTTACGCTTGACAGATGACTTGAAGTACCGTAACAAAGAGGACATGGACAATTTAATTGAGATAGGAGATACGAATGGAATTATCACTGGTTAGAAGTTTGATGGATAAAGGGTTCTACGATGACCATCGTGGCGCACGTTGTCCTGACAGACTGTTCAGCAAAGATGTACGCAAGATAAAGCAGACAGTTGATACTGCTATGCAGCGTTACGAGCGTACTGTAACACCAGATGAGGTTGAGGCATTGTTTATGTCTAACAACCCGACACTGACTACAGCACAGAAGCAAGCATACTCTGCTCTGTTTCACAACATCAAGAAAGAGACACCGCTGGGTGGTGACATTGCAGGTGAGGTATTGTCTAAGCTGTTTCAACAAGTGGTTGGAGAAGACATTGCCAACCTTGGATTTGATTATGTCAATGGTGATAAGGCTACACTTGAACCTTTGCGTAATCTACTAGAGCAGTACAGTGATGACTTCACGCCTGACCTGAAGGTTGAATGGGATGACATTGACCTTGACACACTGATGGCAAAGGCTGACCTTGAGGCACGGTGGACGTTCAACATTCCTAGCCTGACACGTAAGGTAGAAGGGGTAAATGCTGGACACTTGATTGAGATTGGCGCAAGACCAAACACTGGCAAGACATCCTTTCATGCCAGCTTAATTGCCAGCCCCGGTGGTTTTGCACATCAAGGTGCTAACTGCATTGTGTTGTGTAATGAAGAAGGTTATCATCGTGTGGGTGCAAGATACCTGACTGCCGCTACAGGCATGACAATGCGTGATATTAAGAACAACGCAAGCAAGGCACGGGATTTGTATCAGCCTGTAAAAGAACGCATTAAGATTAAGGATGCAACAGGCCGTGACATGGCGTGGGTAGAGTCTATCTGTAAGACATACAAGCCAGACATCGTTCTGCTTGATATGGGTGACAAGTTTGCCAAGGGTGGATATGCAAGACAAGACGAGGCACTAAAAGCTAACGCTGTTCATGCCCGTCAGATTGCAAAGGAACATGAATGCGCTATGTTTTACATGTCTCAGCTATCAGCAGAGGCAGAGGGTAAGGTACTGCTCAATCAGTCGATGATGGAAGGTTCACGCACAGGCAAGGCAGCAGAGGCTGACCTTATGGTGCTGATTGCTAAGAACCCTGTTGTCGATGGGCAAGAAGAAGAGGACACGCAGCGTCACCTCAACGTAGTAAAAAATAAGTTGACAGGGTGGCATGGTGTGGTACACTGTGAACTGGATTATAAGACAGCGAGGTATGAAGCATAATGAAATTAGTATTAGACGTAGAAAATACAGTGACGCATCGTAATGGTAAGATGCATCTTGACCCCTTTGAGCCAGACAATTCACTAACTATGATTGGTGTGTTAACTGACCAAGGTGTTGAGAGACACTTTCCATTTGACCATGCGGATGTTCCCAATCAAAAAGATTACCATGAGCGTGTGCAATGGTTTTTAGATGAGGCAACTGTACTCATCATGCACAATGCAGCACACGACTTGCTGTGGCTATGGGAGTCAGGATTTAAGTATGATGGCCCTGTGTTTGACACAATGCTTGCTGAGTATGTGCTACAGCGTGGGCAGAAAAAACCTTTGTCTCTTGAAGCTTGTGCAGAAAGATATGAATTAGATACAAAGAAACAAGACACTCTTAAAGAATACTTTGCCAAGGGGTATAGCACACGTACAATACCTTATAATGAGTTGACTGAATATTTGTCTGCTGACCTTCATGCTACACAGGAATTATCTGATAAGCTGATGTATAGATTAAACACTACAGACAGTAGGTTATATGACACAGTTACTCTCACCAATCAGGTTTGTGTTTCACTGTCACGTATCTATCAAACAGGATTTACTGTTGACAAGGATGCATTAGATAGTGTAAAACAAGAGTATGAAGAAGAACGAGAACAGTTAGTAAAGGATTTGCAAAAGCATGTTCGTAATCTGATGGGTGATACACCTATCAATCTGAATAGTCCAGAGCAGTTGTCATGGGTTATCTATTCACGTAAGGTCAAAGATAAAACGTATTGGGCTAATACGATTGACCCTTACATGGATGACACAGACTTCCGCACTCTCCTGTCCAGTGGCACAGAGCGTCTGTACAAAACCAAAGCGGTTCAATGTACAGATTGCTCTGGGTCTGGATACATAACTAAGACAAAGAAGGATGGTACACCATATGCAAGACCTAATCGTTGCCCTACTTGTAATACTGCAGGGTTTTTGTTCAATTCCACAAGTGAGATTGCTGGCCTCAAGTTTAAGCCACCATCATCTAAGTGGGCTAGTGCGAATGGTTTCAGCACAAGTAAGCAAAACCTTGAGACACTTGGTAATATAGCCAAGGCAAAGGGTATGACAGATGCAGCAGAGTTTCTGTCTAAGGTCAGGCGTTTGAGTGCCGTTGATACATACCTATCATCATTTGTTGAGGGTATACGTACATATACTAAGAGTGACGGTAAGCTGCATGTTCGTTTATTACAGCACCGCACACAAACAGGTCGTCTTTCCGGGGCTGACCCTAACATGCAGAACATGCCACGTGGTGGTACGTTTCCTGTAAAGAAAGTATTTATTTCACGCTGGAATGGTGGCAAGATACTTGAAGCTGACTTTGCACAGCTAGAGTTTAGAGCAGCCGCTTTCCTATCACAAGATGGAGTCGCAATTGAAGAAGTTTCTACTGGGTTTGATGTACACTCATACACCGCTAAAGTTATTAGTGAAGCTGGTCAGCCTACGAATAGGCAAGATGCAAAAGCGCACACCTTTGCGCCCCTTTACGGGGCAACGGGGTACGGACGCACACCTGCCGAAGCAAAATACTACACACACTTCACAGAGAAGTATGAAGGTATCGGGCTTTGGCATACCAGATTGGCTAAAGAAGCTTTAAATACTGGTGTAATACGAACACCATCAGGCAGAGAGTTTGCTTTTCCTGATGTTGTACGCAAAGCAAGTGGCAGGGTATCACACTTTACACAGATAAAAAACTACCCTGTACAGTCCTTTGCTACTGCAGATATTGTACCTATTGCATTGATGCATATTGAAGGGTTGATTTCTAATATGAAATCATGTATAGTCAATACAGTGCATGACAGTATTGTTATTGATGTGCATCCTGATGAAGAAAAGGAAGTAATAAATGCAATTAATAATACAAACAAGGAGTTACCTAGTTTGATTGCATTAAGATGGGGAGTTAACTTTAATGTGCCTCTTCTTTTAGAGTCAAAAATAGGTGACAATTGGCTTGACACGAAGGATGTAAGCTGATATAACTATCAAACTTTCAACTAAGATAAGGAGTAAAACATATGACACAACTTACAACAATTGATACTAATAACTACGCAGCTATGGCAAAGGCAATGGGCATTGCATCTGAAGCAAACAACTCAAAGCAAAAGTCTAGCAGCTTGGCTCGTTTACGTATCAATCATAGCCCTGTCATGGGGCAGACAGAAGTAAAAGGTAAGATGGTCAACATGGAAGTTGTTTCTGGTGGTGCATACAAACTAGAAATTCCTGATGGCGAGACTTACTATGCTTCATCAATTAAGGTACGCCCATTCATGCAGCGTTTTATGTACAAGCGTTTTGTACGTGGCATGGGTGACGCACCTAATCGCTACATTAAAACACTCATGTCAGATGACTTGAACATAGACCTCAAGGACAATGACGGTGGCTTTAACTGTGGCAAACCTGCTGGTTACATCAAGGACTTCAAGGCATTGCCAGAGAAGATGCAAGAGTTAATCAAGCAGATTAAACGTGTCCGTGTTGTGCTTGGCACAGTAGAACTAAAAGATGCAATCACTATTAATGGTGATGCTGCTGACCTTGGTGCTGTTCCATTCATATGGGAGATTGACAATCGAGATGCTTTCAAGATTGTCGGTGAGAGTTTTACCTCACTTGCAAAGATGCAGCGTCTTCCTGTACAACACTTAATTACGGCTAACACTCAGGAAAGAAAGTTACCTAACGGTAATGCCTTTTACCTTCCAGTGGTGTCGCTAGATGTCTCAAAGACAATCACCATCAGTGATAAAGACCAAGCAATGTTTGCTGATTTTATTTCATGGGTGGATAACTATAACTCTTATATCGCAAACGCATGGGCTGAAAAAGCTAACTCAGACATGGATGACGATGACATTGATGTTGTAGATAATTTGGTTGACATTGAGATTGAGGAAGACGAGGTAGCGTAATGAACCATCCTGCTGAACTTGCATTGCATCAGTACATGGAAGATGCAGTATCAGGCAAAACAACAATGTCTGATGCTACCATTGACCAAGTAGCAAGCGACATTAAAGATGCACTCAAGAGGCAGTTTGGTGGTAGCAAACGGGGTGACTTCAGACTACGTATGTCTAACGTGGGTCGCCCCGCTTGCCAACTTTGGTATGAGAAGAACAAGCCGGATGTTGCACTACCAAAGCCTACAACATTTGTAATGAACATGATGCTTGGAGATATAGTTGAGGCTGTTTTTAAAGGGCTATTAAAAGAAGCAGGAGTAGCGTATGAAGATAATAAAAAAGTTACCCTTAACTTGCCTAATGCTAACATTTCTGGCACATATGATATTGTAATTCAGGATGCGGTTGATGACATTAAATCAGCTTCCGACTGGTCATATAGAAACAAGTTTGAATCCTACAATACTCTGGCAAGTAGCGATGCATTTGGATACGTTGCACAATTAGCTGGTTATGCAAAAGCATCAGGAAAAAAAGCAGGGGGTTGGTGGGTAGTAAATAAAGCCAATGGTCAGTTTAAGTATATACCTGCTAGTGGTCTTGATGTTGATTCTGAGGTAGCAAAGATACAAACTACAGTAGACGATGTAAACAACAATAAGTTTGAGCGTTGTTTTGAACCAGAGGCTGAGACCTTTAGAGGAAAAGAAACAGGAAATAAAGTTCTAAGTAAGTCATGTTCTTTTTGTTCATACAAAAATGACTGCTGGCCTAAACTTACACGGCTACCTGCCGTTAAGTCACAAGCTAAAGAACCTAAGATGGTTGACTACGTAGAACTAGCAGAGGAATATAATGCCGCCTAATTTTAAACAGTTTAGAGCAGCACGTAAGTATGGGTACAGGTCAGGCTTAGAGGTCAAGCTATCTGATTATCTAAAGAAACTAAAGATTGACTTTGGTTACGAATGTATTAAGATAGAGTGGGAAGACTTAGCCTACCGCACCTATACCCCTGACTTTGTTTTGTCTAATGGTATTATAATAGAAACAAAGGGAATGTTTACAGCAGCAGATAGACGTAAGCATTTAGCTATAAAGAAGCAGCATCCTAAACTAGATATACGTTTTGTATTTGAAAATCACAGACGTAAGTTACGAAAAGGTGCTAAGTCTACATACGGGGAATGGTGTGATAAGCACGGATTTATGTGCTACAATAGAATTGTTCCAGAAGAATGGTTAAAAGAGAAAGGCAAAAATAAACACCCAGAGTTTATCAAGTTCTCTGGTACAAAAGTAAAAAGGAGAAAATGATGAGCAAGATAGAACGTGATAGGGTAGAACCAGAAGATTTTATTGTACGGGTTAGACCAACTCAAGATAGTGAGGGTGTATGGAATGGAGAAATTGATGTTGCAATTATAACACAACCAGAAAATCCTTTGGATGATGAGGACTATTTTCAGGTAATGCACTTCTGCAAAATGCTTGCATCAACAATTCCAGTCATGGAAGTTAATGAAGATTTTCGTGAGTTAGTACATGAATATGTAATGGAAACACTTGACAGGCACTATGAAGTTGAGTTAGAAGATAAGCCACAAGTTGTTGGAAGAGAGGGCAACGTGGTTAAGATTGACTTTGGTACAAAAACAGAAGGGAGTGCATAATGACAAGTTACAAAAACATAATGGAAAAGATTGAACAGGCAGAGCAGATTGGCAAAGAGTCATACGGTAATGTAAACATGGTGGATAGTCCACCTCATTACAACAGCACAGAGATTGAATGCATTGAAGCTATTGCCGCAGCTACTAGTGATGGATTTGAATATTATCTACAAGGTAACATCATGAAATATTTATGGCGTTATCGCTACAAAAATGGTGTTGAAGATTTGGAAAAAGCAAGATGGTATTTAAACAAATTAATATTTGAAGTTGAGGGTTTATACGATGATGAGAGTTAAGATGTTTCTTACATTGGATGTAGACCCAGAAGAATATCCAGTTCCTGCTGATGAAAATGTAGCAGAAGAATTAGAAGAGAGCCTTCAGGAATACTTGTATGACATAGAAGGAATTAAAATACGTAACATTAGAACAATACAGGAGTGACCCTATGATAAGTAATCATTTACCTACAGACTATCAAAACTTTATTGCGCTGTCTCGTTATGCGAGATGGAAAGAAGATGAACAAAGAAGAGAGACTTGGACTGAGACAGTTCAAAGATACTTTGACTACATGGAAAAGCATTTAAAGACCAACCACAAATACAAATTACCTACTGATTTGCGTGTTGAATTAGAAGATGCTGTACTAAATCAAGACATCATGCCAAGCATGAGAGCCTTAATGACATCTGGTCCTGCACTGGACCGTTGCCATGTAGGTGGATACAATTGTTCATACGTACCTGTGGATAGCCCACGTGCGTTTGATGAGACAATGTATATACTCATGTGTGGCACTGGTGTAGGCTTCTCTGTTGAACGTCACAACATTGAGAAGCTACCAATCGTCAACGAAGATATGCACAAGACCGATACTGTTATCAAGGTTGGCGATTCACGTCCGGGCTGGGCCAAATCACTGCGTGAACTTATCTCTCTCCTGTACGCAGGGCAGATACCACA